GCTACAGAAGAAAACGGCGCTAGGACTCGACTTTATACCCGTGCAGGAATTTCCGGTTAATGAGCTACTCTCGGAAACGTTAGGCGATAGCGAAATATCGGCACTACGCGAGCAGAATGACGTACTCAATCAGATGAATGAGGACGCAATAGACGCCTTGAAATTCGACATGTTCGGGATGTGGGCGATAACTAATGCGGCACCGGGTTCGGCAGACGGTTTAGATATTGCTCCGGGCGCTTTGTCGGAAATACAGTCGCAAGGAGATCAGAAATCAGCCGATCTGAAAAAGGTAGAAAGCTCGTTTCAATACAAGGAAGTATTTAAAGATCAATACGCGCGGGTAAAAGGCGCTATGCACGAGATAAGCGGATTACCGCAAATTGTACCGCAGGAGCTTAATTTCGGAGGATTGAATGGCGAGGCTTTGCAAGTCCTATTCCACGACATTATTACGGACACTGAGGAGCATTGGTTATCGTGGGGCTATAACCTAGCGGAATTGCACGAGAAATCAATCCGATATTTACAGGCGCGAGTCAATCGTCCTAGGTTTGCGTATGACCGCGAGGTTGTTAAGTCGATTGGCGATGATTACGCTAACGAGATGCGATTTGTATTGCCGTTGCCGGATAACCGTAAGGAACTCGTTGAACTTCTCGAAATGGAGACGTTAGCGGGCTTTGAGTCGATTAAAGGCGCAATGGAACGCTTAGGCGTCGAGAATATACAGGCAAAGACGCAAGAGATCGAAAGCGAGCGAAGTCGCAGACGATCAAGCAGCGTAGCATCTTACGGCGAAGAGATTGACGAAGAGGAGGTGAGCGAATTAGATGGCGAAATCTAAAGAAACGAAGGTTCACGTAATGAACGACGATAATGGCGGGGATAAGCCGAACTACTCGAAGGTTGACAAGGTATACGTCATGAATCCGACAGATGGAGGCGGAGGCGGAGGCGTAGCTGATGAAGTCGCTTGGGAAAACGTAACGGGTAAGCCGGCATCATTTCCGCCAGCCGAACATAATCACGACGATCGCTATTACACGAAAGAACAGATCGACGCGCCTGAATTTATGTCCGATAGAGTCGACAATATCACAGTAGCGCTTGAGGGACGCGAGCTTAAAGTCCAAAACGTTGACGGACTTGAAATCGGCGTGGCGGATATTAACGAATGGCTCGCAGGTACGTCCGGTAATATACAGACGCAGATTGACGGACTAGGCGATACAATAACGGGAATCGCGGGCGGTATGACGTTTAAAGGAATTGAGGAAACCCGCGCCGATTTAGACGCTTGGACTAACGTCGAGAATGGCGATGTAGTCGTCGTTTTAGCGGATGAGACGCGAGACGACGGTCGATCAATGTACGTATATAACGACGATCTAGGCAAGTGGGACTATATTGGGACTTTTACGTTTACGACGGAATTTACGGCTCTAAGCGATACGCCTAACAATTATCAAAGCGGAAAGTACCTACGGTCATCATCTAGCGGAATTATATACGATGATGTCGATTATCAGACGTTAAAGAATAAGCCGGAAAGCACGATTACCGAGATTGATAGCGCGGTAGTCAAGGCGCACGAACATTCGAATAAGAGGGCGCTCGATACGTTGGACGTGAATGATAACGGGGAATTGACGATTAATGGTGTTGTACATGCACCTAATTCCAAGCCTAAACAGCGCTTATATGCACGGCGAACTGGAACTGAACAGCCGTTGTCGTCTGGTACAACTTGCGTTTTTAATACGAAGTACGAAGGTGAAGGAATCCCTTACGACACCAATTCCGGTGTATTCACTCTCGAAGCAGGAAAGACATATCGTGTCTTTGTTACGGCATCTATAAATACAGAGGGTTTTGTGATATTAAGGCTAGTGACCGCAGACAGTAACGCGGTTATAGCCGATAATAATCAAGCAATATGGATGAGTGTTAACCCGTCTAACACGAATTGGAAAGAATCGTCAGCCGGGCCTTTGCTTGCTTATATAACACCTACTACAACGAAAGGTTTCAAAATAAGGGCATCGAGTGTAAGCGGTACGTCGGGATTACGTCCTGGTCACTGTGCGTTAGAAATTACGGAAATTTAAAACTCGACCGCAAAGTCGATAAACTATTCGGGATTAAATTCGCCGTCGGGCGTAAAACGAGGAGGAATTAATTATGGCAGACGAAATCAAAAACGAAGTTAAAACGAATATCGACGAAGAGACAAGCTCGACTGACGAGTCGTTAAATACGGAAGAACGGAAGGAAGTCGATAATCAGCGAATCCCTTACGATCGCTTTAAGGCTAAGGTCGATGAGGCTAACGCGTTGAAAGAGAAACTCGCCGAAATCGAACGACAGCAAGAAGAGGCTAAACGTAAGGAGCTCGAAGAAACCGAGCAATACAAGGAGTTATACGAGCAGGCTTTAATGCAAGCGGAGCAGGCGAAGCAAGAGGCGCTGGCAACGAAGAAAAGCGCAATGCTCGCGCAGGCAGGCTACGACGATGAGCAGACGAAGCTTTTAACGAAGCTAGTCGAAGGAGAGACCGATGAGGAAATCTCCGAATCTATTAAGCTATTGAAGGCGACTATTCCGGCGAAGGACAACTACGGCGACCCAAGCGCGTTTAACGGCGCTAAGGAAAAGCCAAAGACGGTGGATGCCGAAGAAGTAGGAAGAAACGCGGTTTCACGCGTATTACACAAAATTAAATTATAAGGAGAGGTAAAATATGGTATACGGGCCAATTTTCAGAAAGACAGATTTACAAGGCGGAAAGAACATTTTAGCGAGCGAACATTTGGAATATGTTAAAGCGGGAGTTACCCTCGATCACACGAAATTCCCTACGGGGTTCAATGAGGTAGGAGCGTTGATTGCGCGCAATACAACAACAGGAAAGTTTGAGCCTTTCTCTGAGACAGAAGGTTTCGACACATTCTCTATTCTAAACGAGGACTTCAATAACGACTATTCCCAAGATTTAATCGCGGGTGAAGCTATTGTTAGAGGTAGTGTTTATGAACTTAAACTTCCTCAAGAAGTTCCTGAGGAATTCAAAGAGGCTAATCCGTTAATTCAGTATATCAAACATATTTAAAGGGGCGGATATGATTGATAGTACAGTCTAAAGTATGTACTAAATGCGGAGAGGATAAGCCTTTTAGTGAGTATTATAAACACAAAGAAGGTAAATACAGGCTCAGGTCTTCGTGTAAGCAATGTATCGCTGATTACGGGAAAAAGTATTACGAAAGTAATAAAGAGGCGTGTCTCAAGAGGGGAAGGGAATGGGCAAAAAGAAATCCTACCAAAATTAGTGCTATTCAGGAAAGGTACAAAGAAAAGAATCCCGAGAGGTATGCTAATAGGTGGTTAAAACGTAGAACTATTAAACGAAAATTAAAATACGATTTTAGCCCAATTATTTCCAAACGAATTAGACGCATCACACAAAATAAATGCGCAATAACTGGGGATGACGATATTCATTTAGATCACTTTATCCCAATGAGCACAGGTCATGGAGGAACTTATGAGGGGAATCTAATATTACTTTCAAAAGAACTAAATCTTTCAAAAGGAACGAGAAATCCTTTTATATGGGCTGAAGACTATTTAACTGAAGAGCAGCAGAAGAACTTTGTTAAAGTAATTGAATATCTCTCAGAAATAAACGGACTTACGGTAGACGAATATCGGAGGTTCGTTTTTTGGTGTTTTGAAAATCCGAGAGATGTCGACGAAATATCGGAGGATAATAGAGATTCTTTGGATGTATGGCTACGGGTAAATAACGTGGCTTAAAGAGATTAATTTAAAAATAAAGGAGAATGTTTAAATGAGCGGGATTACGCACATCGCCGAGCTTAAAGAGCCGGCATTAAGAGGAATTGTTGAGGAAGTAGATAAGGCGAAGTTAGAAACGCAAGAGGCGGTATTAAATTTCCTACCGGACGAGTATACGTATGACCAAGAGTTTGCGTATGACGTAATTTCTAAGACGTCGCAAATCGGGGCTATGATCGGAATCGGTAACGAGCCACCTATCCGAGATAAAGACGCAGTAGCGCGCAGAATGGGCGAATTAGCTAAGTTCGGCTGGAAAGACATCGTTACTGAGAACGAATTATTGAAGTTACACAATCCGCGTAACGACGGCGAATTTAAAGCGCTAGTCGATAAACTTGTGGCGAACGGAGCGACTATTGTCAGTGAATTACGTGATCGCATTAACGTCACTAAGATGCAGGCTATTTCGACAGGTAAAGTTGAGTACGACGATAACAACGTTAAGGTTAATATCGACTTTACAGAGGACATGCCGGCCGAGCATAAAGTCGTCTTAACAGGCGATAACACTTGGGCTAATCCGGAACATGACGTTATCGGCGACTTAATCGCTTGGAACGAGCAGTACGAGGATACCAACGGTAAACAAGCGGACACTATCTTCATGACGCGTCAAACGCAAGCATTATTGCTTAAGAATACAGTAATCGTAAACGAGGCAGCGGGCGTTGCTAATAGCGGTCGTGGTCGCGTAAGCGTTGACGAATTAAATAGCGTTCTTGGCGGATATGGCTTGCCTTCTATTACTATCGTTAAAAAGACGAAGGCTAACGTTAAGAATACGTATACGGGCGAAGTTGAAACGATTGAACTATTCCCGGAAAACCGCGTAATCTTCGTATCTAGTGGAGTAGGTAAGTTCTTGCTCGGGCCGACTGTCGAGAATAATTTCCAGCCGGGAATCGTCTTACAGGCGTATGACAAGCTTGAGCCTATCCAGTCGATTCTACGCGCCGTAGCGATGGGCTTCCCGATTATCGAGAATCCTAATTTATTACTATTCGCTGATGTCATTCCGGAGGACGGAGTAGAAGGATAATAACGGCGGGCATTAGCTCGCCTAACAATTATGTAGGAGGAGTAAACAGAAAATGAGAATTAAAGCAATTGTTACGGAGGATATTCCTGCTTATTCATTGGTAGCTCTTAGAGGAGCGAGAGAAGACGATCCCGATAATATTTATTTAATGAAAAACAAAAAAGACTGGATTCCGGATTTTTATTCGACAAAAGACCTTAAAGAAGGCGAAGAAATCTCGGTAAAAATCGAAGGTAATCCGATTTGGAAGGTACGCCTAGCAAAAGACACACGTCCCGGAACGTTGATTTCGGCGTACGATAACGGAGAGGCTGGTTTGACGAATACGCGAGAGCATAAGTATTTTATCGGATATTCTCTGGAAGGTGGAAAAGCTGGCGACGTTATTAGATACGTTAGAAAAACAGGCGTTCTTAGCCAAGCACTTGATAGCGGGATAGAGGGATTAATTCATGAGGACTAAATACAGGGTAAAGACGAAGGCTGTCTTTAACGGACAGCCCGTCGGCTCTACTATCGAGCTAGACGAAAAAGTAGCTCGTAAATACGAGGCGTTAAAATACCTCGAAATTATAGAAGAAGTAAAACCGAAGGCAAAGCCGAAGAGGAAAGCGCCAGCGAAAAAGAAGACGGAAACGAAAGCTAAAAAATAAAGGAGGGACGCCGATGGCGATCGATAGACAGACGCTTATTGATCGGCTTATGAGACGCTTTAAAGGCGTACCGAATTTTAACGAAGAGGACGCGGAGGAAATAGTCGATGAGGCGATCGAAGCGCACGACGATCAAGCGTCGGCTAACCTCATCTTACTGTATGCACAGTCGCAAGCTGCGTGGCAGGTCGCTATATCTGTCGCTCATTATTTCCGATTTTCTGACGGCGAAGAAGAGGTTGACAAGTCGATGATAGCGGACAATTATCGGAAACTAGCCAAGGACTTGC